GGTTCCTCCATGACACGGCTACTTGCGATGACTGCTGAACATATTGCTGCGATTCCCACGGGGAAACGGAGCATTGGAGCGTCGGTTGCGGGGGTCGTGTATGCCGCCCTACATTCTTAGATTCTAGGTAGGCGGAGTTGCCGGTTTGCCCTTAGCTACTGGCTTTTTCTTTTCAGTAGGAGTGCTTGTGCCCCTAAACGGCGCCCACAGCATTGCCGAAATGCGTCGTGAATAGAAACTAATTTGGCGGATAAACCTTTTATAATTGCTCAAAATATGTGCCATAACACCAATAAATACAATAGGACCCATTGGCGTAAAAATACAGAGCGGTATTAAAATAGGTGAAAAAAGTATCAAAAAGAAAATCTTAGTCTTCCAACCCATTCCTATTATATAGAATGGAATTCTATATCCGTGTTTACGGGTGATTTAGGAAGAAATGCGCGTGCCAGATTCGCATGATACATAAGAGTTTCATCTAACATTTCGTAGGGTTCTGGAGTATGCGGTCGTGTTGGTAAGGGGCTTTCTACCGGCACCGGTGTCGGCGCAGGTGCCGGCGTTGGCTCTGGTTCTGGATTAATAACCTCTAAAAGATTCGCATTATCAACAAAATGCTGTTTTATCAATGCAATCAAATCCTTTTTCCGTTTTCCACTCCATCGTGAAATCCTGTGCGTCTTACAAATTTCAATAAGTTGTTTATTGGTCATAGTCCAATAGTCGGGTGCGGCGACGGCGGTTGCAGCGGCAGCTGGTTCCATAAGTATCTACTTAATTTCACCGGATAGAAAATTTGGTATATAAATAACGAAGCCGACATGCAGCCGACATGCAGCCGGCACAGCCTAAACTTTATACTATGCTATACAAATAGATTGGTATAAAATGACCACCTTTGACTTTACATTGCCGGCGTTTGGTGACCGTAAATTTACTGCTCATACAGAATCGGTCTATCACGCACTTGGTGATGGATCTGACTTATATCAATATAAGAACCATGTAAATGATGTGTTTGCCCTATTTCGTAAAGAGGCGGCGGCGCACGACATGAAGCCCAAAGAGTACTTTTTGAGTAAATATGAACCTTTGGCGGCATCTATTCAAGGTAAACGGTTTGCTGCCGGCGTATGGCGCGATGCATTACGCGCTAGCACTCACTTTAATGAACTCCATACATACTATGAAAATGCTATGATTAAAAAAGTTAAGACTTACGCAAATATACTTGTCGGTGATGTTGTATATATTGAAACCACCTATGAATCACGACAGTATTATGGATTACATATTGTTGTATTGGATACGGATGGAAATAAGTCCCTTTATATGTATGGAGACGGTATACGTCTCAGCGCCCATCAAAAAATGGTGATTAAACCTCTAATTGAGCATAATCCTGACTTTTTTAATAAAGCAGATAGGGAATCGCTCACCGATATTATTTACGATTTTGATGTAAGCTCGCATACTAATTGGCTGACCACTGATTTGAGGGCGGAAATATATGATAATGTGTAATAGGAATGGGGCAATCATCAAGTAATATGATGGCGGCACAAAAACAGCAACAGACCGAGCCGACTGCAAAAGGTCACTATGTTTCCGATATAAAAACCGGTTATCGGTGGGCAACCGATCCCATTGTATCAGGACCAGATGTTGTGAAAAAACCACTTGGAAACGTAGTTCCACAGTTTGAAACTGATAATAATCTCAAAATGGCGTTCTCTTTCCCTGGATATCCCGGTGAAGTATGGGGTCCCTACCGTAAACAGTTTACAAAATCTGACTTTGGCGGTCAGGTGTTCACACCGCCAGAATCTGTAGACGGTGTCCCCATCCTCTGCCGTTGCCGAGATATTCCAACATATATGCGCGATCCCAGAGGTGGTCGTATGTTACAGGGTCTCGGCGCGGTTACGCTCGGCAAAAGTGCACCCGCCTGCTGGGATGATACTGAAAGCATCTGGAATCCGTTGGGCGGAATGTATTACTATTTAAAAATCCGCCACCCCGATTTTTTTGCATATGCGGCAAGTAAGAACGGACTGCTCGGCGTTGCGAAAGGAATTGCCACCGGTCCTGTTGGTCCAGTACCGCTTGCCCTTGGTGCGTACTTTTTGACAAAGAAGGGCGGAGGCACTTGCCGCCGACGATCGGTGGTCAAAACAAAAAAGACAAAAAAGACAAGAAAAATGAACCGCCTAAAGTCTTGTCGCAATAAGTAGAAATAGCAATATGAGCGAACCGTCCTCACCCCACCTTGTCGTTATGGCGGCGCCCGATGAGCCAAAAATCTACAATCCCTGGAATCTCACTAACCGGCGCATACCGGATGCTGAGATTCTTGCTATCCTTCGCAAATACGGAATCAAGGAGAAACCGCGTCGTTGGGAACTTTTCCGCCAAGCCTGTATTCACAGTTCGTATGTGGACCGACCTGAAGGACCTGTAACAAGCGGCAAGGATGCCGGCGAACCTGTTATTGTTGCCCCACGACCTGAAGGATGTATGCCACTTGCCGAAGCGGACAACGAAGCAATTGAGTTTGTCGGTGATTCGCTGCTTGGCTGCGTTATTGCCCTTTACCTACACGAGCGGTACCCTGATCAGGACGAGGGATTCCTTACACGCCTCCGCACTCGCCTAGTGAATAACAAGCAACTCGGTGAACTTTCGCTCAAAATCGGGTTCCAACGTTGGATTGTCCTCAGTCGTCATGTAGAAGATGTTTGTAATGGACGCCACAATCTCCGCATTCTTGGCAGCATGTTGGAAGCGTGGTGCGGCGCGATGTACCTGGACCTTGTGGACCAGAATCCTGGCACGGCGTTTATGCGCGTCCGTACCTGGCTCATCAATCTGTTTGAAAACGAGGTGGATTTCGTTGCGTTGATCAGCGAAGATAATAACTTCAAAGATCAGCTGCTCAAATATTACCAGGCGACCTATCATTCGCCACCGAAGTACAAGGAGGTACTTGTGGAGGGACCACTTCACGACCGCACATTCACCATGGGCGTACTTGCTCCCAACGGCGAGGTGGTTGCTACCGCAATTGCGCGAAATAAGAAGGTTGCCGAGCAGGAGGCAAGCCGTCGCGCACTTATCAAGCTTGGAGTACTTCCAAATGAGGAGGAGTAGATTTTGGTGAAGTATCGTCCAAATCTACGGTAACAACTTGATGAAGATCATTTACGCTTCCTAAACTATTTTCAACTGTGTCGGTCTCCATCTCTGGAATACTATCCAATTTTGAATTTTTCCAAGTTGCCGCATTTGCCGGTTGCGTTATTAAGTGAGTCAATTGTTTTTGTACAACAGAACTAATACGGTCTTCTTTTACAACAATACTAATATCGCGCATTTCTTGTAGACCAATATCTATAAGAATTCTTGGCAAACTGGATACATCCATATTTAATCTTGTTTCTGTTTTTAAATCTTTTTGTGCCTGTTTGGAAATACATACCGGTATTTCTAAATTTGTTTTCAATAAATCAAGATAGATATTTTTATTCTTAATAATTATCCATAATGCATCCTTACGAAGTTCAACTGGTAGTTGAAGCTCTGAGGCAATATCCGCACTAAATGATATCCAGTCCTGTTTTGCTTTAATATTTAATTCAAGATTTTCTTGAATTTGATAAATTTTAATGTATCCCGTCATTATTGCAATTGTAAAAGTCATAATAATGAACGCAACATTAAGTATTATAGTAAGTTGTACTGTAACACTATTTGGAAATCCTGCTTGTGCGGTCGCTACTGTTCCTGAGAGTGTTGATAATACAAGTCCAAGAATAGTATTTATACGTATTTTATTACGATAATACGCAGTTGCAAGTTCTAAACAGTGTATATTATACGCCGCAATTGTTACCCACTCAAATAGTACGGATACATTTGCTTTTGTCCAATTTGTACCGTAACTTTTTCGTAAATCTACATTTTGAGTCATTGTTGTTGGAGATTGTTCTATTGCTGGCGATTGTCCAATTCCAGTAGCCGCGGCGGCGTTCATATTAAATATCACACTACTCTTACGCTCAAGCGGTTTACGCTCTGCTGAAATCATGACGCCTAACGATAGATTCGGTTTTTTATTTTGAGAAAACAAGATAAGGACATACTATGGCGTCTAAGGGTCCGCCCCGGTTTGTATCTCCGCTTCCGCAATCAAAAATTCGCAAGGCACCCCCTCCACCAACTATGTATGAATTGCTTGAGTCGCTCACAGTTGCCGCGCCGGCGGAAATGGCGGGGACCGAAATGGGAACCGGTGTAGGAGTAAGCGGAGCGCCTGGCGGTTTACCGCCGACGCCTTCTGTAAGAACCGGTGTAGAGGTAAGCGGAGCGCCTGGCGGTAAACCGCCGACGCCTTCTATGAGAAAAGCAGCAATAAGAACGGCACGTGCATCAGCGGCTCTTGAAGCACCTGAGCGTGCGCGTCCTACACCTATTGCACCTTTGGAGCCTGCTGCAGCGGCAGCCGCAGAGCCTGCTGCAGAGCCCGTCACCGATGCTATTACCACACCCGCACCCCCGCAAACAGACGCCCTTGCCGCCCTTTCAGCCCGCCTGGTAGAAAAAACCGGCGAGCGTCAAATCAAAGTTGCGCCAGAAGCGTTCATGCCCGCGAATCGCCGCGCGTTCAAACAATTCATTATTCAATCGTATCGCCGTTACCAGCTTCCTCCTATCTCTTCCATACCCAACCCCAATGCGTGCGCAGAAGCGGCTGCCGCCAGCAAGACCCAAGTAAAAGCGTTCGCCTACCAAGAATTCGTCCGCGACTACATTCAAAAACCCTCACCCTACCGCGGAGTTCTTGTCTACCACGGTCTCGGCTCCGGTAAGACGTGTACCTCTATTGCCGGTTTGGAAGCGCTGTGGCAAGCCGGTCAAAAACCCGTTTACGTAATGACCCCCGCCTCCCTTTCTCCCAATTATCGCGATGAAATTACCAAGTGCGGACCGTTTGTATTTCGCACAAACAACTTTTGGCAATTCATCTCCGTTCCGTCTATCAAGACACCCTCGGCGGAGCTGGAGTTTCTAACAAAAATTGTAGGTCTGCCCCTGGGCTCAATTCGCAAGCGCCGCGGTGGCTGGGCACCGGACCCTGCTTCCGCCAAAAAGCCCAATTTTTCGTCCCTTACCGCCGAACAACAGCGCTCCGTTACCGAACAAATCGTAGAGCACATGGACTACCGCATTCAGTTTATCCATTACAACGGACTGTTAGAACGCCAGGTACGCGATTGGGCATGTAATCATCCTACAATGTTTGACGGAGCGACCATTATTATTGAGGAGGTTCACAATTTGATTCGTACAATCAACAACTCCGCGCTGGAATTGGCGTACAAGGATGAGCCGCGCGATGTTGTCCAGTACACCCCCAAATTCTGCTCGGTCGGCAAAAAGTACCGCATTTCCTATCTTTTGTACCGC